TGTAATATCCTAACCACTTCTACTATGCCATAATAGGATGATTCTTGTGTAACCACTATCAAACGCCTCCCACAGAGGTATCTGGTATGGTCTCGGGCTGTATAGGTGTGGTAGTGTTATCTCCTCTCTTTGCATACTTAGTTAATGTTACTGTTAAAGCTCCACTATGTTCTAACTCATTCTTATCTTTCCAATCAAAGTTCTTTAAAGCAAATATAGTCCCACTTCTACCATGCTTCTTGAGATCTACTTCATAACTATGCTCTACCATGTGCTTAGCCTTTTTTATAGTGTAGGAATACTCCTTGTCTTCTGTATCATGCAACCCATTACCATAATCAATTAAAACACTTCTAAATGTATCTAAAGCTATGGCAAGTCCAGTAACTGTCCACTCCTCTTTGGGTGTTTCGCTAAAATACTTCTCAATCTGATCTGTAAGTTCCTCGACTGTTTTGAATTTAAGAGGTCTCCCTCCTTTTTCTGTTGTCATATTGACATTTATTAAAATACGTTTTGTTCTATATCGTAAGCTCTTTGAAATGTCCCTTTCCACTTAATCATATAATCATTCTCTAATCTCATTCTACGTTGTCCGTGTTTAATTTCAAATACTTCGCTCTGCACTGGTAGATCTGGTTTAAACTCTCGATAATACTTTAACCAATGAGCTTCTAACATTATAGCTACATCCTTACTATTCACTTGTGGCAAATTTGGCAACGATGATGTTTCAAACTTACCCATATAATGAAAGTTACCCTTTGTGAATACTACGTTACCTTCAATTGCAAAAGCTTTATCAAATAAGCTCACATCCTTAATTAAGGTTGTGTCCATAATATGTACAAATTCATCAAAGTTCTCTTTACCACGTTGAATGCCTGCAAGCTCCCATCCATTACTATCATTGACGATTAAACGCCAATCATCTTTCCAATAGCTCATATCAGGCGCATAGCCACCATTACTCACAATAATAACATCATAGCTCATTCCCTTAATAGATTCTAAACAATCTTTTAAGAACTCTCTCGTGTATAAGCTTGTAGTTACTACTACGCCTCTCCTCTTGTTTTGTTTTAACTCTTTTGGCTTATCTAGGTCTTTCTTAAGCTCTGCAAAGATTCCACCATGAGTGTCTTGTGCGCTTTCTAATAAAATATCATGCGTGTCTTGTAAAATCTCTCTAATGAGGCTCTTTTCTTCATCGCCATGCCATTCACCTCTAATATACTTTACGTTCTTAAGATATGGCTTGTATGCCTTTAAAATCTCACTCTCCATTCCTTCTGTGTCTATTTTAAGCAAATCTATTCGTGGGAAGTTATACTCATCTACTAAATCCTTTAAGGTACAAGCAGGGACTTTAATCTCTCCAATCTTCTTACTCCCCATTGGCGCAAAGAGATCCCATCTAAAGTGTCCATCCACGTGTCCATTGCCTGCCCATTTACACACATTAAAAGTAACTTCCTTACGATCATCTCCAATTACAGCCTTTTCAACATAGGTAAGCTTATTATTCGTATTGAGCTTCGCATACTTCATCAGCTCAGGTTCTGGCTCACATACTAAGATCTTAGCCTTTGGGTAAAAGGTTTGGAATTTAAAGGCTGCAGTCCCTAAATTAGCTCCAATATCAACAATATATTCAATATCACGATCTTGTGCATACAAATCTTTGATTTGATACTCATCTTGCACAATTACTGCTTCTTCGTGTGCATCCGCACACTCTCTAAGTTCGTCTGATGCTTGTAACATGTTTATTTAATCTTAATTTTCCACCCAAATAATTTAAGTATTTTATTAAACCACCTCTTATCTAATTCTTTTTGAGCTAAGAATATTCCTATGTCATACACACGACAAGGATGATAAGAGAAGTGTTTAGCACCACAATTACTACAATTAATTGGCGAATCAAATATCATTGGATTTCTTTTTATAATCGTAATCACCAATCTTTTCAAACTTAGCACTCTCAATGTCTTGTGGCTTCATCCATGGAGCGCTTGCACCATATTTAAGCTCAAATGGCTTCACCTTACTAGCAATACTTAAGCCACAACGATAAGGTAGATTCTCACTATGTACTTCCTTAGTTGTCCCTAGATTAAGTATATCATATCCCATAGCTTTAAAGTCATTCACCAATTGTCGCTCTGGAGGGCAAAAGACCCATCCACCTTCAACTTCATACGATATATTTGGATAACCTAATGCATCCTCACTTGGTAAAAGATTCGTGTCATGAAAAGCTAAAATAGTCTTGTCTGTGATAATCCCTGCTCGTTTAAGATTTTGAAATACACATAGTGAAGCCTCATAAGCATGACAATCAAAGAATACTAAATCGATTGGCTTATTATCTAAATCATTTGCATCAATGTCAGCAACATTCTTTACAATTACTTTGTGATTGAGAGATAAATAAGGCGTTACCCCATCAACTCCCCAATCTACCGAATAAACCATCCCATTGCCATTTATTGCTTCAAGAAAGTTCTTAGCGCTATACCCAGGGAATGATCCTAATTCTAAAATTCTATTAATTCTCGTTACTCGTATTAAGGCAAATAAGAATAATGCCTCATCATCTTGAATTGGTCCAGGGAGATTTTGTGCTTCTGGTTGATTTAGATGATGAAGGTTATAAAAGGACATCTATTTTACAATTCCCTTATAATATTCTAAATGATTCGTTGTCATTTAGTAATCTCTTTGCGTGTGGTATGAGTAATGCACCATGAGTGCATCCCCTGCAAACCATACTGGTCTAGCAAATCCTTTTGGTAATTCATGCGCCATTTGTGATTCCTCTAAAGCGCCAGGACTTACTTTGTCTTTTCCCCACCAAGCAATGCTACAAATAGAGAAATGCTTATAATCATCAAATGATTTACTTGGTAAGTAATAAGCGCTTAAACTTCCTTCCTCGTATCGTTTCCTAAAAGTGTTATGGATATGATTAATAAGCCCGCTATCTGTGTAGTTGAATGCATCTAAGTACGCCCAATCAAGATCCTCTGGTCTTTCCTTTCTTACAATGCCAAATTCTTCACTTAAAGCTCCAATTTCTTGATGCCAAGAGGTACACATCGTGCTATTAATGATATTTGGATAAATAACATAAGCATTTGGATGTATAATCCTTGCTTGACATATCTTTTCTAGCGCTCCATCTTCCACCCAGACGATGTCATCGTCAAGCCTAATATAAATAGTATCATCATCATGTGCGAATTTAAAAAACTTATGAGTTTGTAATGCGTTATAACTTTCCCATGTTGGCGTTATCTTTTCATCTAATCGGTAAATCTTTACCTTTGGATTCTCTGCAGCCATGCTCTCAATGTAAGCAATATCTTGTGGATTTATAGTATTAAGCCACAATTGCCATTCATCAATTAGCCCTTCTTCCATTTTTCTATAAATAAACTTCTTTGTGAAGGATAAATATTTCTCTCTCCCTGCAGGAGTACAAATTGATACCTTGTATGTTTGTCCGCTATTTGTGTATGGCATATTAGATTATGTTTACTCCCATGAATTTTTGCTCTTTTGTTTGCTCATACCATCGTTTTCTTTTATCCAAGAAATCTATATACCAATCATCAAAGATCCCTTGCCAATATTCTTCATTCTTTCTAATTCCTACTGCTTCTTTTTCTAAGCTCGTGAATACATTTGAAGCTCGTGTATGTTCTACTTTCGCATATCCACTCACACAAGCCCATCCAAGACGAGCAAAGTCCTTAACCACCTCTAACCCCATCCAAATGTCATCAAAGCGCTCTGCGCCCTTATATTGCCCGACAGGAGCGAAATAAATATAAGGCAATGCTTCTCGTCTAAATGCGAGGTTCATCCCACAAATAGGAAAGAAGATACCCTTTGGCATAGCGCCTTTAAAAAATTCAACAGTCGTGTGTCCTTTGGTTAATTGACTTGGTGCATCCCAATCATAATTTCCTTCCCATACGCCATGCGATAGCATCACTCGTGCTTCTTCTCGTACTCCATAAGGAAATCCACGCATATAATCACTTGCGGTACTCATCCAAGAGATAGGTACAATCTTCTTGAGTGCCTTTATGTGATCATGAATAGGATCGCCAATTGGTTCAACGTCTGTATCTAACGTGATAATGTACTCAACGTCTGGTAAGTTATGAGCGATGTATTGGAATCCTAATTGTCTAACTCCTGCACATTTATTAGAAACCAATGGGTGTTCCATTTCTATGGTCATCCCATTGTGTTCAATGTGTGGGGTTACACCTTCATCATTCACTAAGATAAATTCTACATCGTGCTTATCAAATAACTCTTGCCATGCACTTAAAAACTTAGTCGTAAGTTCACTCCTATGCGATGGTGTTACTACGGCAATGTTTCTTATAGCCATTTTTTATTTTCTTCTCTTAATGTCCATTTAATCGTTTTTTCTAAACTCTCCTCAAAAGTTAATGGGTAACTAAATCCTGCATCTTTTAATTTTGTTCCATCAAGCCTATAAGCTAAATCATGCCCTGGTCTTGAAGAATGGAATGAGATTAACTCTATTTTTGCTTCTTTACCCATAATTTTACCAATCATTCTAGCAAATTCATCGTTAGCAATTTCCATATCTCCTACAATATTCCAACAACCAATTGAAGCATCAATTTTATCAAGTTGCTCATTAGTGTTCTCTAAAATAAATTGCATAGCTTGAGCTATGTTTCTTGCATGTAAGTAATGTCTTGTACCAGACTTAGTTAAATCCTCGTTAGCGTGAATTTGAATAACCTCATCATTAAGTATTTTTCTAATACAAATTGGCACAAACTTTTCTGGGTGTTGCCGTTCTCCTATAATATTCATCGCATTGGTAATATTGATAGGTACTTTATAGGTATTAGCATACGCTCTACAAATAGATTCTTGCGCATCCTTTGAGGCTGAATAAGGATTGCCTGCGTTGTGTCTATCACCCTCTTTATAACTTACTCCATCTACTGCTGTACCATAGGCTTCATCTGTTGAAAATTGTATAAACTTTTTTAATCCCTTTAATTCTCTAGCCCATTGAAGCATATTCAAAACAAGTTTTACATTGTTTTCTATAAAACTAACAGGGTCGCTAATTGAATGATCAACATGAGATTCACTAGCAAGATTTAAAATATAATCAACTTCTCCTACTTCTTGTTTTACTCCATGACTTAAAGGTTGTTGTAGATCTACTGAAAACATTTTAACTCTATTTTCATCAAATGCTTTTATGTCGTGTAATCTATCCAACCCACTAGATGCATAAGTAAGTTTATCTAAAACAATAATGTCCCAATCTGTATTTTTTAAAAAATGTTCAACAGCATGACTCCCAACAAACCCCGCGCCACCAGTGATACAAATCTTAGTTTTATTTGCCATTGTCTTCTATAATTAAACCTGTTAATATTTCTCGCTCCTCCTCATTAAGCTCTGGCAAATCTTCTTTCTTTACAAAAAAAGGAACAATCTCAATGTCCATTTCTTCATACTCTTTCTTCAATTTTCTTTGGGCTTCCAAAAGCGCCTTCATCCCCTCTTTAGTGTATTTGTAAGAAGTATTTTTATCATTAGTATACAAAAGCTCTTTTGTTTTAGGGTCGGTCATCGCATGCTCTACTCTATTGTCTTGAAGCTTGTCTCCAAGTTCCGTAGCAAGAGATCGATAATTTTTTTCTACAAATCGTTTCCAAGCGTACGTTAATTTACCTTTTTCCATCTTCTCATTTTTTTCGAGAAGAAGCGCTATAATGGAATCAGCGTCTTCAATTTCTTTAAACTTTCTTGTAAGAGCCATAAGTTTTGGTTACTAATATTGAGATGAATAATTACTTAATTATAAAATTTTTCAAGCTATGTTGTCAAATTTAGTTATCCACAGGGTCTAGCTCAAATATCTCAACTTCGATTCTTGGATCTTCTTTATCAATATATTTTTCAATTGTCATGCGTTGGATTTGTTTATCATCTTCCCACACAATCCCTGTCATACTATCGAGAAGTATTTTAGAATAATTGTCAATGTCTCTTACTTTTTTATCCTTAAAATATAGCGTAATAATAACTTCTAAATCTTTATTCGTAATTTTCTTTTTCCATTGAGACTTCGCTTCCCATTGATATTCTTCTTTCTTTAATTTTCCCTCCTTAGACATATAAATAAAGTGTCCATGTCTACGATAGATATTATTTGTGCTTATTGGGTTTCCTTTGAAAATTATCATCCTTCTTTTTTGGTTTTAATCTATAAATACCATCTCCCCCTTTATAATATTTCTTCTCAAATTCTTCTTTTTGTTTTATATTCCTTTGCTTGTGCCAATATTTATCTTTTTCTGGCCAGTCGCTCATATAACCTTTTTATCTTGCCACGCTATCATCATATCTCCAAATATCTTACGAGCTTCTTCTTGCTGTATTAAAAATACATCTTCTCCTAAGTTTTCATCAACAGTTGCCCAATAATTAATACTACCAATTTGCCCTACTAAAAATAAGTTTTTACTCAAAATTTCTTTTTTCATATAAATTTATGGTGTCTTAAATCTTAAGTCGTTGGGATCTAATAATTTTACATATAATTTGGCTTCTTCTTCTTTACCAAATGTTTCGCAAAGTTTTATAAGACACCCTGCACATAAATCAAAGTTAATCTCGGGTAAAAAGTTTGGCTCGTGAAATAGTCCCTTAAAAGTTTTTGCTTCTTTTTTACAATTATCGCAATAATGTCTTATCATAACTATTTAATTAAGCAAAAATATTATATCCTAAATACCCACTGCCTATGAAATGTAGGCATTCTTCCATCATTATTTTGTGTTTTAGGTTAATATCCTCGTTCATATTCATTGGAAACTTCCCTCCTTCTTTTGAAACGTGGGTATAAATAACATAATCATCGAAAATGATACAATGCTCGGATGACAAATTCTCTTGGCGTAGTGTTCGCCTAGCTTCTTCTTCTCTCCTCTCAATTTCTCTACACCAATCCATCCATTGTAAACCCTTACCATCCTTTATTTTGAATATTTTATATTTTGTTTGCATAATTATAGTTTAAAAATATGGGGTACTTGGACATCCTTGTCCTTTCCCCCAACCTCTTCTGTATTGAGCTAGTCGCCCAATCCGCCATCGCAAATCGCGGAGCGGTGATGGAGTATTGCTCCAAAATACTCCATGCAGTTGTCGTGGTATTGCTGGGTTTCGCACATGTGAGTGTGCCAAACTCGGTCTACCAGACGACCAGGGAACGTAAACGGCTCAGGCATGCCTAAAGCCTTGTGATCACGCAGGAATCTGCGATAATCACGCATTCCCTCCTTAATCTCCGCCTCTGTCAA